GTTTGCGCTTGCGCGAAAACTTGCGCGGGCAACTTGAGGCGCACGCAAAAAGTAAAGCGGTGTCGCTCAATTCCGAGATTGTCAGCCGACTCGAAAAGTCGCTGTTGCTCGAATTCATGCTTGGCGACAACGCGCGCACAAGCATCCCCGAGCCCGGGCATGTTCGCCGCTTGCCGGAAAGGCAACGCCGATGACAGACGATATTGCAAAGTCGGCGCTCGCGATCATTGCCGATGTGCGTCGTGCCATTGGCGACGCTGACGTTTCATTGGCTAACGCGCGTGAACAGCTTCGCCCCGATGAACTCGTTGATCGCATTAGGGTTATGGTGAATCTTGGCGACCAGTACGCCGAGCTTGGTCAGCAAGCCCGCCGGCGCGCGGACGTCTACTACCGCAACGCCGGTTGGTATTTACGGGCGCTGAAAACCGCCAAACCGAAGCCGATCGCGTGGCCGACGTATCTCAAACAGCAAGGGATCGCGCTAAGTCAACAGCGCGCCGACGAACTCATTCGCATCGCGACCGGCGCGACGACGGTCGAAGAATCGCGGGAACGTAACAAGCAAAAAAACCGACGCGCTCGACAGCGCAAGCAAGCGGATACCAAAAAGTCACGGTCACGTGACAGCGACAAGCAGGCGGATACCAAAAAGCCGGCGCCACGTGGCGCCAGTACCGCCAACGCTTTCATCCGCGACTTGCTTTCTTTCCTCGAATCGTTCGCGACCAGACTCGGAAATTGCGACAAGGCGGGCTGGTCGCAAGAGGATCGCGATGCGCTCGCGCATAACCTTCATCAGTGCGCCAACGAATTGACGGTGCTTACGCAGTCACTAAACGACGGAGGACTCCAATGGCCAGATTCTACACAACGCCCGACGGCACAAAATATCCACTGACCGAAGCCAAATATGACATGACGTTCAAGGCGTTCAAGTCGGACCGCCGCCGGGCAAAGCCGAACAATCCGCACTCTTGTTTGCTCGCGTTAGGGATCAGGCGTGACCGCGATGTGCTCGATGCTTACATTGGATCGGGCAAGGATGCTTACATTGTATTCAAAGGCACAGACGGCGAGCCCGATCATGCTGTGCATTTCACGATCGGCACAACGACACGACGAATCATCGACGCCTTCGACGTCGACAAAAAAGCAAAGACGCAACTCGTGATTCTAAGAAAACCATCAAGCGGACGAACGCTGGGCCACCGCAGGGCGCTCATGGCGCGTCGAACGCGAGAGATCAAAGACGGTTCGCCTGTGAAGCGTCGCGGCCCACAAAAGAGTCGCCGCGTTGGTCGCCTTGGCGTCCATAGCCGCCCACGCCCACGCGTATCCGAAGGCGGAAGCGTGTCAACCGAACAGGATTGAACGCCGATGACCGAGCGCTTCGAGATCCTTAGCGAATCCCAATGGCTCGAATTGCGGCAACCGGACTTCACCGCAAGCGTCATCGGCGCGCTGTTCAAGTGTCATCCGAACGTCACCGCAATGCGCTTGTGGGCAGAAAAGCGCGGCCTCGAAATGCCGCACAACAGCGATGACGAATTTCTAGCCGCGCGCCGAGACGAAGAACCGGCAATTGCCCGCGCCGTCGGCCGGCAGTATCCGCAATGGTCGATCGAAGCGAACGCGGTCTACTTGCGCGATCCCGTTGCGCGGCTCGGCTGCACCATCGACTTCCATGTGCTCGACCCGTTGCGCGGCCACGGAATCCTCGAAGCCAAGACCGCCAACCCCGGCGCCTACGAAAGGCATTGGAACAACGGCGAGACGATCCCGCTCTACATACTGTTGCAGGTGACGGTTCAACGCATGCTTGCCGACGCGAGCTTCGCCGTCGTCGCCGTCAAGCGGCTCGACAGCCATCAACCGCGCGTCAAGGTGATCGAGGTTCCCCGCAACGCCGCCGTCGAAGACAAGATCAGGGTCGCGGTCGCGGACTTTTGGGATTGCGTCGAGAGCGGCAAGGAGCCCGAACCGGAATACGCGAGCGACGCCGCTGTGTTCAAGGCGCTATGGCCAAGGGAAACGCTCGGCAAGGTCGTTGATTTGAGCGGCAACAATGAATTGCCCGATATGCTCGCGCGGCGCGCGGCGTTGCTCGCCGGCGCCAATGAAATGAAGGACCGCGTCGACCGCATCAACGCCGAGATCATTCACATGCTCGGCGACGCCGAGCGCGTGACCGGTGTCGACGGATGGTCGATCACTTATAAGACGCGCAAGGGATACACGCCAAAGCCGGTCGAGCCCGCGCGCATCTTGCGCATTACCGAAAACAAGGGAGCGGATGACCTATGAACAATGCCGTCGAGCCCGTGAAGCATCCGTTGGTCGTCCTGAAAGAGCGTCTTGACGCGCGCACCGACGTCTTGCGCGCGACGCTCGGCAACATCGACCCGGAGCGGTTCAAGCATGCGGTCATCTTGAGCGCCCGGATCAACCCGGCGATCGCCGCGTGCGATTTCGGCTCGGTATGGCTCGCGTGCATGCGCGCTTGCCGCGACGGGCTGTTGCCCGACGGCGTGCAAGGCGCCATCGTTCCCTACCGCGACCAAGCGCAATGGATCCCGATGGTGCGCGGCTTGCTCGATCGGATCTGGAAATCCGGCCTATTCCTTGAGGTTCACGCCGACGTCGTCCGGCAAGGCGAGCCGTTTGAATACTTTCTAACGCAGAACGGCCCGCAATTCCGGCACGTTCCCGGCGAGAGCGACGGCCCGATCACGAAAGCCTACGCGACGGCACGTAGCAAGGACGGCGGCTTTTTCGTTGCGGTGTTGCCGCTCTCGGAAATCAACAAGATCAAGAAAATGTCGAAGACGACCCGCGAAGACGCGCCTTGGAAAATGTGGGAATCCGAAATGATGAAAAAGACCGCCGTCCGGCGGTTGTCGAAGCTGCTTCCGGGCAACATCGAAATGCCGCCCGAAGACGACGATGAAAACGAACAACCGCCCGAGCCGACCGCCGCCCCAAAAGCGTCGCGACCAAGCGACCCGGCGGCGGTGCTCGCGGCGTTTGCCGGGACTTCGCCAGCGACCGAAACGCCCTCCGGTGCTGGCGACGGCGGCGGCCGTGAAGCTGTAACCCTTGAGGCAACCGGGTCGCGCGTCGCCGAATCGGTTGCCGAGCTTCACGCCGTCGATCCGGCAAGCATCGAGGCGACGTCGAAGGCCGAACAGGACAAGCGCGACGCCTATCAGCGCGGCCTCGATGCCAAGGCAAAGGGAACGCGAAGCTCGGCGTGTCCCGGCGAGTATCGCGGCACGCCGCTCGCGGATCATTGGCTTGCCGGATGGCACGGCGAACGCTTCGTGGACGCCCGCGAAACCGCCGAGCAGCGTGACCTTGATTTGAAGGGGTAAGCCATGACAAAGCCGCAATATGAAAAGCCGCGCATCGACGTGCTTGCCAGGCAACCGGCGTCGATCCGCCCATTGTTGGAAGACGCGATCCGCGAAGCTCAAATCAAGATGCTTAATCAAATGAATAAGCCGCCTTTGCATTACGATTCGGGCCGCTGCGTCCTCCAAGGCCTCCGCGATCTCGTTGGAGTCGACGACCGCGTTTACACGCTGGAACGATTGCGCCAGCGATATAAGAAAATGGAGTCCAACCGATGAACATGAAACGCTTGCTTGCCGCCGCCAGTAGCGGCGACGGACCGCCGGAACAGTACCTTCCGAAGCGGCGCGAACCGGCGCTGATGAATCCGACGCCCGACTATCATCCCTCTCGACCAGCGGTGTCCCGCATGTCCGAGACTTATGCCGCCGCGATCGACACGTTCAAGATGCTTGAACGCGAGCTTGAAGCCGCTAAGGCCGAGATCCAAGAGTTGCGCGGGAAAATCCACTTCCTCGACATGCAATGCGCCGAGTTGAAATCGGACAAGGAAACGCTCGGCATTCAATTGGAGGACGTCCGCACGAAGTACGGCGAGCTTCGCGGGCGCGTGCTGTCCGCATCTAGCATGATGGTCGACATGCTTCGAGAGGAAATGCGCGATGACCGCGCCAGCGAAGCCGGCGAGCAAATCAGCGCCCAAGACTTGAAGCCGCCCGAACCGCCGCCGGCCGCAACATGAACATCGAGCTAATCATTTTCATCCTGTTCGCTGCCGCCTTGGTCGGAGTGATCTCATGGCTGTGGGCAATGGCGATCGATCGGGGCGGCCGATGAAACCGCCCCCGCTCGCTCTATTCACGTACCGCGACAAGCTCGCTTGCGTCGAGCGCGAATTGGCCATGCGCCTGCACATCTATCCGCGATGGATCGCTGTCAACCGGATGACGCGCGAGAAAGCCGACCGTGAGATTGCCTTGATGCAAGCAATCGTCGCCGACTACCGCGACGCTGTCTTGGTGCAAGGGGAACGCGAGCGCTTGTTGTGAGGCCCTTCGTTGACGCATTCTTGGCCGGCTGGAATTCAGCCATCAGCCATTTGCGCGAAGTCGCCAGCCGCGAGCCTGACGCCGATATCCGACTCGCAATCATCGATTTAGCGAACAACATGCAAGGCTCCGGCGCGAAATTTCGCCAGCTATACGACGATCCGCCAGCGCACCTTCCCCTTGCCGACAATGCCGACTAGCTCGGCCGCGCCCGGCGTCAAATCAATTGCCGCATCCGACGTCGGGACCATGCCGTTTTGTGCCGGCGTCTGATTCTGAAATTGTGTCTCGACCATCGGCCGCCGCCCTTCGAGCACATAGGCGGGATCATGAATGTTATACGGTCCGACGTCGACGACCTTGATGATCGACGCGCCGCCCGGCCCTTGCACTTGGATCATCGGACGCGGCCCGTCGCGCCACTTGTAAGGCAGCGCGATACCCGGCTCGCGTCCGTCGATCGCGGCATGCGGCGGGTAGGCGCTGTCTTGCGGATCGGCGCCGGTCGCAAACACCGTTGCCGTGATGTTGGTCCGCCACACTTCCGCCGGCGGTGCCGCGCCTTCGATCTTGACGTAACGCGACGCGACCCATCCGAACAGCGCGACGCCGGTGCCGTTCGCGGTGCCAAATTGCAATCGAAGCCAGCGCGTCGCGGCGTTCACTTCTTCGCCAACGACTAAGACAGAGTCGCCGTTTTCGGCAGTGCCGATGATTGCCGCCGACGTCGACGGCGTCGCTCGAATGTTGAGCGTATCGCCGGGCGTCAAGCCGACAACAACGCCAGCGATCGGGTCGAGCGGTTGGCTGTGATCGTCGCCGGCGTCGCCCATATACTGCGCAACGTCGTTGACGAACTCGGCCTTGATGACGTTGCGGCCCGGGCAATCATGCGTCGTCGCGGTGTCTTCCTTGTGCAGCTTGATCGACGTGTTGCTCGGTTCCCATCCGAACAGCGAATGACATTCGCCGAACAGCGCAACGGTCAGCGCCATGACTTCAGCGCCGCGTCCCACTTCATCGCTCTCGGTGTCATAGTCGCCGACCATTTCGATGCCGAGCCGCGTCGCATTCCAACTCGGCGAGTGGACGCCCTTCACGTTGAAATCGGTCATCACCCAAATGGATCGACCATCGACGAAGGCATGCGGCCCGGCGTCCCATCCCATTTCGTTTTGATAGAAATTTTTGAGGTTCGCCATGCGAGTCGATGGCGCGGTGCCGCCTTCCCACCATTGTTCAAGCGTCGGCTTGGCGGTGTTGTGCAGCACCATGCCGGACGGCCGCCAGGACGTGAACCGCAAATTGTGCAGATAGGTTCGGAAGTCCTCAATCGTCCGGCACTGCAACGCCGTCGCGCGCCCGCGCCATGCCATCGGCTAGTTCGTCCTCATCAAGAGTTGCGGGTAATCGCGCTTGATCGTGTTGGCAAGCTCGACGATCTTGCGCGGGTCGACGTCCATTTCGTGATCGCTGCCATCCGGCAGCGTGATCAGCACGATGAAGCGCGCTTTCCCGCCGATGATGCGCGGCTCGGCGACGCCGAAGTTGACTTTCAATTGCATGGCCGTGCTCCCTAGTTGATCGTCGGCCCGCGCATGTCGCTCGCGGTGCCGGTGATGAACGTGTCCCCGTCTAGCGAATTTCCGGCCGCCCCGCCAGCGCCGCCGGCCGAGCCCGTGCCGCCCGGACCACCGGCGCCGCCCGCGAGCCCCGGGTTGCCGCCGGTGCCACCATCGCCGGCGGTTGCATTGTTGCCGGCACCGCCCGCGTCCGGCGTCGCGGTCGCGCCGGTGCCGCCGCTTGCCGTCGAGCCGAAGCCGCCGGCGCCGCCAACCCCGGGCACGGTTCCCGCGCCGCCACCGCCGCCGCCGCCGCCGTAGCCGGTGACTCCGGTGTGCCCGCCGCCGCCACCGCCACCACCACCGCCGCCGCCCCATACCCCGCCAGTGCCGGATAGGTTGATCGCTTGCCGGGAAAACAGCGCCGTGCCGCCGACGTTGCCGGCCGTGCCGTTCGAGCTTGACGCGTTAAGGGCGAAGCCACCGGCGCCGCCGGCGCCGCCGCAACCTTGGATCCGGCCGTTGACGACTAGGTTGATCGTCACGCCGCCCGGCCACGTCCCGACCGTGCAAGCCGGCGCGGCGGTGCTCGACGCTCCGACGATCACGTTCGAATTGATGGTAATGTTGATCGTCATGCCCGACGTAGGCGGCGACGTATAGATCGAGTCATGCATCGTCCGCAGGTTCACGTCGTTCACCGAACCATCGATGATGATTGCCCGCACGTCCGGCGAGCCCGGCGAGAACGTGGCCGCGAACAACATTTCTTCCGCTTCACATTCGAAGATCGCCGCCCCCGGCTCGACGCCCGTCATCTGAATCGGAACGGTCGCCGGCGCCCCGCCGGTCGTTTGAAAAAGCCAACTCTGAATCTGATAGCCGTTGCCAAGCAAGGGATCGGCGCCGGCGCCCCGGAACAGGTCGAACTTGATTTGGCGCGGCGGATCCCGGTAACGCGCGAGTTGAATCGTGTTGAGCGTGTCGGCCACGGTCCGGCCGCCGATCGGGATCCATCGGCTGAAAATTTTCTTGATCGCCGGCGAGCCATAATCCGCTTCGGCCGCCGTGTCGATGTTGGCGGCCGTCGATCGGTAGTTGGAAATTTCGTCCTCTTTGATCAGCGGATTGATCTTGCCGAAGTAGGTGTAGACTTGGCTGATCCGCTTTTCCGGCTGTTCCTTGACCGCAAGCGATTTCTCCAAAATGAAATCGGGATTGTAGGTGAACGCCGTCACCGGGATTTGCCGCAAGACTTGTAAGCGTATCTGTTGATTCAGATCGTCCCACCAAACGACAAGCCCGGCTTGCTCGATGATCTCGGATAGCAGCTTGGCGACGTCCGTCGGCTCGGCGATCAGCGCCGAATAGTTCACGCCCAAATAGGTGTTGACTTCGGTCACCCAATCGCCGGCGGGAACGAAGGACGGATCAACGCCGGCATAGGTCGTAAGCAAATCCGCGACGATCAATGCGGCGTTTAGGGAGTTGTAATTGACGCACAATTGCACGCGATCGCCGGCGGTGTGAGCTTGCGCGACCGTGTTGAATTGCGCTCGCGTGACGGTCAGCGTGTCGGATGCGCGATTGGTGCAAAGCATGATTTCCTTGCCGCCGACCGCGACATAGAAATTTGTCGGACTACCGGACGGATAGCTCGCGCCGGCGCCGGTTGGCGATAGCGTGAACGACGTCGCCACGTTGGTAATATCGGCACTCAGAAAGCCGGGCGAGATCAACGGCGCTTGCGCTCGATCGCCGTCGGCAAACTTCATCATGTCTTTCGCGATAATCTTGAACTTGCCATCAGCCGACGGCCCGTCGGTCGCGTCGATGATGAAATGCCGCGTTTCCATCTGATCCAACGATTGCCCGAGCGACCCGCGCAACATGCGAAGATTGTAGCCGCGCAATTTCAGGCCATACCGGGCGCGGAATTTCCCCCACATCGAACCACTTTGAAAGTCGCCGAGCCCGCCGCCCGCCGTCGGATCCCACATATGCCGGTGATCGCGGAACGTTATGGTCACGACCGCGCGCGTTCCCATGTCCTGCCCAAGACTCAAAATGGACGGCTGATAATCGATCGTCTCGATGTCCGCCGCCGTTACCGCGATGTCGTTCGGCAAGTAGCCGCAATCTGCCATCGCGAAGCGATAGGTCGCCATGATATCCGGCGATGACGCGATGAACGCGGGAATGTCGATTTCGATGAACGATAGCGATTTCACGTCGCGGTCCCGCGCATTTCCAGATCAAGGTGAACGCGTTGACTGACCGGGTCCGTTGCCGGCTCGGCGTTGTTGATCAGCCAGCCGAACGACACTTCGTTGGGATACGTCGCCGGTTTCCACGACCAGAAGAACGGGAATTCTTGTGCCGACGCTAGGAACGGGTCGATCACCGCTCGGTAGTGCGACGGCGTGAAGTACGAGAATTGCGCTTTCGACTCTCGCCACTCGCCGAGCACGATGCGCCCGAGAAATTGACCGCTTTCGCTCATGCCGTTAACGACGGTCGTCCGCCGGCCATACGGCATCGGAACGTGATCGACGTCGACTCGGATGCTTCGTTCAAGCTCCAAGAGGTTGCCGACGTACTCGATCCCGGCGCGCAAGTCTTGATCGTTCCAAGTAAGGCCGCGCGTCGGTATCGTGAAGTTCGCCGTCCACTTGGCGCGGCCGTTCAACACTCGAAGGTCGTCGATGAACCCTGTTAGTTGAGCGGTCCCGGTGGCTATGCCGTTGCCGCCGATCGTCGGCCGTGATGTTCCGTTCACGTAGCTGGACGAATCAACAAACGTCGGCCCATCCTGCACGCCGTTAACGAACATCCGGGTCGACGTGCCCGAGCGCGTGACCGCGATGTGATGCCAAGCGCCAATTCCGATCGCCTGTGTCCCGATGATGCGATCGAGTCCATTGACGAAATAGTGCATCAGGTTGGTAGAACCGTCGTGATAGATGGTTGGATAGAAGCCGTCCACGCCAGTCGGCCGCCCATCATAGAGGACAGAAAATCCGGCCGCGCTCGAGAACCACACGAAGAAATCGATCGTGAAATCGCCGGTCCCAAATGCAAAATCGTTGTAACCGTCGCCGGTCAGGAAATCGCCCGTGCCGTCGAGTACCAATGCAAATCCGCGATTCGTTGCGGCAATTTGCGCGTTGCCGTTCGCGGTCCAAAGATGTCCGCCAAGGTCGCGCCAATCGGTCCCGCCGGCGGTGCCGCCCGCCGGATAGAATGTCATGGCCGTTGTCACCTTGCCGGCAACGCCGCTGACCGGGTCGTCCTCCATTATGGGCGCGTTGAGCCGCAAGCGGACGCCAAGGTACGCACTCGACAACGGGAAGCGGATGATCGCCGGCGAGTTGTCGGTGAACGTGAAGTTTGATCCGGTCTTGACGAATTCGTTATTGTAGGCGGCCGTCGGCGGAGTGAAGTTCGCCGTCCACATTGCAAAGCCTTTGACGATACGAAGTTCGTCAATCCAACCGTTGACGCGGTCATTCCCGAAATTGTCGGCGCCGATCCTTGGTCGCGCGGCGCCGTTTTGATAGCTGTTCGAATCGCTGAAAGTCCCGCCCTCTTGCGTGCCGTTGATGAATAGCCGGCTCGATGTTCCGCTTCGCGTCAGTGCGATGTGATACCAAGCGCCCGCGACGATGTTAGTCGTACTCGTAATGCGATCGGCGCCGGCCCCGAAGAAAACCATCTTGTTGCCGGGGTTCCGATAGATGGTCACAAAGTTCGTCGCACCCCCCGTCAAATCCCGGCCTTCATAGATGACCATCGACGTGCCATCGACATTCGGCCGGAACCAATAATCAATCGTGAAATCATTCACGCCGAAGACAAAATCGAGCGATCCGTCGCCGTCAAGGAAGTCGCCGGTGCCATCGAACAAGCCGGCCGTTCCTCCGAACTTCGATTGCGCGTTGTCAATTTGTGCGTTGCCGTTCGCCGTGAACGTATGCCGTCCCGTGCTGTCTGTGAATGTCGTGCTGCCATCCGTCCCGCCGAAATGCAACAAGGCCGACATGCTCTTGTCACCGAACGATGGCGTGTCGCTTGCCAACTCGACGGTCGCGACGACTTGCTTGTCGCCGAAATTGTGGTTCGCAATCGCGATGTAGCTGACCGGGATGCCGGCCCCTAGGTAGGTAATGAAATGAACGTCTTTGCTCGCGGGATACTGATCGGTCGCGACGTTATACCAAAGTGTCGACGCCGAGCCGTCCCACAAATTCACGTAGGGAAACCCGGGAAATTGATTGATCAGCCCGCCGGTGACAACGACGCTATTCCCCGCGATCGCGGCGTTGTTGTAGCCGATCAACGGCATCCCACTGTTGACGGTTCCGCCGACGTTGTAGACGCCCATGGAGTCACCTATGCCATCTTGATCCGGTAGCCGTCGCGGATGCCGCTGTTGATCGTATTGAACAGGTCGCGCAATTGATTCCGCGAGACGCTGTCACCTTGCAAGGTGATGTTGACGGTCGAGCCGCGTTGCGACGACGCTTGCCCGGCCGGCGTGATGTCGACTTGCTCGCCGCTCGACAGCATGAGCGGCACGAACCGGTTGTCGACGCCGGACACACCGCCGGGCACGCGGAATGAACCGCCGCTTGCGAATTCAGTCGCCGATATCTTCGCCACGTTGGCAAGCCCGGCGGCGGTCACGGCGGCGGCTGTCGCGAAGCCGAGAACGCCGCCCTGTGCGAGCGCCTTCGACGCCGCAACGAACGTGTTGATTGTCGCTTCGGCGATTGCCGCCGCCTTGGCAATGCCGGCGTAGCGCTTGTTGATCGACGCCAAGTCTTTGAACGCTTGCGCCATCGGCGAGACGATGCCTTGTGCCGCCGTGCCGTAGGCCGCCGCAACGGTAGCCGCCGCCTTGAGCGCCGCCAGTTGGTAAAGCTCGACGTTGCGTTGTCCCTCCGGGAACAGCGCATTAAGCCGGATCATCTGTTGTTCGTATTGCTGCCAAGGCGTCAGGAATTCTTGCGACAGCTTGGCCAGCGCCATTTCTTGCAGCGCGGCGTTCAATTTCAATTGCAGGGGCGTCAGGCTCGCCAGCGTCGTGCCGTATGATTTGCCGAAGCCGTCGAGATCCTTGAAGTGTTGCGCTTGCGCGACGAAGCCCGGCGCCAGATTGTTGAACTCACCGCGCGTCTCGGCCGCTTCGACTTTGATCTTTTTCAGCGTATCGGCGAATTTCTCGCCAAGCTCGAATTGCTTTTCGGAAAACGGCTTCGGCTCGAATTTGATTTTCGCGACGTTGTCAAGTTGCTCTTGAACATGGCGAAGGATCTCGGTGAAAAGCGATACGTCCTCCTGCCCCTTGGTTATTAGATTGAAAATTTCTTTGAGGTTCGGTATCGCGCGACCCATCGAGTCCTTGATCGCTTCCCACGCACCGGAGAAATCAAGATCCTTGAGTCTCACGAACGCGAGAATGATCGCCTGAACCGGAAGCGTCAGGAAATCGACCGCTTTCGCCAATATCAGAACCCAAGTCGACGCCGCTTCGAGCGCCTTTGCAAGGAAGTTGCTCGCCGATTCCCACTTCGCGGCATCGTTCGCCGACTCGATCATGCGGAACGAAACTTGTTCGATCGCCGAAAGCAGCCCGCCGCTGCCGAGAATTTTCAGAATGATCGCGTCTTGAACCTTGCCGAGCCGCTTTAGATTGTCGTTGAAATTCTCGGCCGACTTGGCGGTCTTTTCGTCTATTACGATGCCGAGCCGCCGCGCTTCGTCCGTCAAAGTCTTGATGCCGTCGCGGCCTTGATTGAGTAGCGGGATTAGCTCGGCGCCGGCGCGGCCGAAGATTGCGACCGCTAGCGCCGTCTTGGTCGCGCCGTCGCGCATGTTGGCGAATTGCTCGGCGACGTCCAAGAAAATGTCTTCGGCCGATTTGAGCGATCCGGTAGCGGTCTTGACCGAGATCCCGAGATTGTTGAAGGCGGCGGCGGCAATGTTGGTCGTGCCGCCGGCGACGGCGCTCATGTTTTTCGAAACGATGGTGAGCGACTTGCCGAGCGTTTCAAGGCTGACGTCGGATAGCTCGGCCGCGTAGGTCAGCGCCGATAGTTCCTCCACGCCGACGCCGAATTTTTGCGCCGCCTTGCCGATCTTGTCGGCGCTATCGATCGCGCGGAACGTCAGATCGACCAGCGCCCGCGCCGCGCCGGAAATGGCCTTTTCCAATCCGATGCCAGCGGCGATCTCCGTCATCCGCTTGGCGAAGCCGTCGAGCCCCTTCGAAGCTTTCTTGGCGTTGTCCTCGAATTGCGCCGTGTCCATTCCGAGAATGATGCGCAATGCGCCGATGGTTGCGTCAGCCATGTTTCTTCCCTTCCTTGGCGGCGTTTGCGACCCACGCCTTGGCGATTTCGTATTGCTCTTGCCACGTCTGCCGGCGGCCCGGCTCGCGCAGCAACCAAGACTTCATCGGCGGAAGGCGGCGAGCGCGTTGCAAGTTGGCGATGTTCCACGCCAAGCCGCGCTCGCGGTTGACGCCGCGAAGCAGCGATCGGTTTCGTGCGACGAACGCTAGATGAATCGTGCGCGGCGTTTGCTGCCAATACGATTCTACGTCATAGCCGGCGATCAACCATTCGCTAAGGGATTGATCCCAATCCCATTCGTTGGCGCCGCCGGCGTTGGAGGGTTGCGCGGTTCGCCGCCATCGTCCGGCGCCTGCAATCCCTTCATGGCTTCCGCGAAGATTTCCGCGAACCGCTCGACGCTCATCTTGTCGAGCAAGAGCGACGCTTGCCGCTCGGTGATGTCTTCGTGATGGAAGATCAGCCCGGAATGGAATAGCGTCAGGGCAATGTCGTAGCCCCATCCTGTTTCCATCGCTTCGGCGATCACTCTCGGCCACGGCTTGCCGACCGATCTTTCGAGCGCGCGCAAGCCGTAAGTGCCCAAATAATAGCGATAGCGCCTGCCATCGATCTCTATCGGGACTTCATCGAAGCGCGCGGCCATTACGTCACACCCATTGTCGGCTGGCCACTCACAAGGAAGTTGACGGTCGCGGTCATGGCGTCGTCGACCGGCACCGTCGGTTCATAGCTCGACACTTCGGCGAGGAAGGACATTGTCGCGCCGTTCGGAAATGAGATCCGCATTGCGCGCGTTCGCGTCGCGCTACTCGGCAGATTTAGAAGTTCGCGCAGCCGGTCGTCGGTCGTCGCGCCGGGCACATAGTTGATCTCAACCGATGCTTCGCCGGGATCGATCAGCCCCGAGATCCGCTCGCGGTAGCGGTTCGGGCTTTCCATGTGCGTGACGTCGATCGTGTCGAGCGTCAATGTCGGCGGCGTAATGCTCCGAACTTCCTCAAGGGCAACGTACAAATCAGGGGAAGAGTCCGACACGATCTCGAATTTCGAGCCGTGTCCTAGCGCGGCATTTGTCGTCATGATGGTGCATTCCCTTGCATGTCACGCGTGCAAGAAATGCGTTCCCAATCGCCCCGCCTTCATATCGCGAAATTTATTTGGCGGCAAGCCGAGCCGATTTCTTGGCCGCGCGCTCGGCGGCCTTGCGGATCTGTTCCCAAAGCTCCGCCTTGATGCTGTTCAAGACTTGCTTATGGGTCGCCTCCCACGCCGGCCGCATGTAGGGCTGCGGCCGGTGATGGACGGTCCCGAATTCCTGCGTAATGCTTTGCGGATCCGGCCCGGCCTCGATGATGACTTCGACGGTACTCTTTTTGTCGTAATCGCTCCGACCGGTCGACGTCATCTTGGACGGCGACGCCGGTCCGATGGAGATCGATTCGCGAAGATGTCCGAAGCGGACCGGCGCGAGCGCCTTGGCCTCGCGCACCGTTGGCTCGCCGGCATTGAGCAAAGTGCGCCGCATCACGTTGGCGGCGGTCGCCTTCTTTAGCTCGCCGAGCGCGTCGTCGAGTTCCTTCAAGCCTTCGATCTTGAACGTTTTGATCGGCATCAGCGGGCCTCGAAATAAATCCGGTAGTCACGGCGCATGCCATAGAGCTTCGTCGGTTCGTCAAACACGTCGGTCGAATTGTTGTGGAAAATGCCTTGAATGTTGATGAATTCGCCACTGCCGAATCCGATCCGGTCACGGTAGCCGCTCAACGCATCGAATGCGGCATCCGCCAGGGCAACCGCGCTCGCACCGTCGACAGCCCAAGCCTCAACCTGCATCAGCACCGATTCCAATCCGCTGTCCCCTTCCATGTGATAGTCGCTGCCGCCGGTGATCCGGTGATAGACGATCGAGGGAAGCCGCATGTTTTCGGGAAGGCGCTCGAAGTAAACGCGATCGCCGGCGACGAGTCCGCTCACGGTTGGATCGGCAAGTAGCACCGCGCGGAAGCCGCGCCTGATGTCCTTCATCCGCCGGCTCCTGTTCGCCGCGTCGCGGTGATGCGCAATTCTTCCCGCCGAAACATTTCGTTGACCGAGACAATGTCATACTTGGACCGTTCCGGGATCGGGCTTGCCGTGGCGTCGGATGCCGGCTCGATGATGCGATCGGCCGGACGCAAGTCCGCCAAGTCGTCGGACCACCGGATGGAAAACTCGACCTGTTCCAGCGCTTCGAGCGCGGGCGCGCTGTAGCGTTCGGTGCCGCTGACCGGCGTCTTGCGCGCCCATCGATCGCCGCCGATCGCCGCCCATGCCGATGTCGGCTCGCCGGCATCGTTGATGGTGACCGTGGCGCGTTGGATTGCGATTCGGTACTGGAGTCGACCCGCTCTCATGCCATCAACCTCCACAACGTCCCGTCGATTAACTCTTGCTCGTGAAATTGACAATAGGCGAGCGAGTGCAACCAAGCTTCGCGATCGGGATAGATTGGCGCCTCGATCAACGCGAAGTCGGTCAAGCCAACCAGCGCGGCGGCCGAGGACCGGTCGACGAACACCGGGCAACCCATGATCACCGCCTCGACGGCCGCGATCGACCCGTGCGTCACCAAGGCGTGGGCGCCTTCAAGCTCGCGATAGAGCGGCGTCCTGCTTTCCTTGTCGCGGATGACAATCGGCCGATCGGTAAAGAGCCGAAGCCGGTCCGCCGCGATCGCCGACCAGCCGCGCGGTAGTCCACGCAAGTCCCAATAATCCGGCAGCGTGTCGGCGATCACGATCTTGTCGCCGCCGCTGTGCCACCGCTGCAAGGATGGATCGAGTCGCAACGCCCGCCACCGGTCGGCGGGAACATTGCGCACGTGATCCATCTGAAAGCCGCCCAAATGCCAGCGATAGAACCCGCCGGGCAATCCCATGTCCGAGCCCTTGGGGAGCCATGTCGCGAAGACCCGCCGCAAGTAGCCGCGATCCCAATAAATCCACGGCACGCCGTCCCGCTGCCATCGCTGGATTGCATCCTTGAACGGCGGCGAGCAACCGACGATCGGAATCTTGTGGCCGGCGACGGCGACCAGCGACTCATAGTCATGCCGGATGACCATCCCGCCTTGATCGGCGACGTGCTTGGCGATGCGCTCGAACAAGGCGAGCTTGAACTTTTTGAGCCCGGGCGGGATGAAAAATGCTACGTCTCGCGGATTGATCATTGCTAGGTAGTTCCCCTGACTCCGCTACAGTTTCAAACGACGGTAAAAGCGGCGCCCGCACAAAGGAAAAAAGATGACCAATGAAACGGTATTGCTCCTGCTTGTCGTGATCTGTCTCGTTGCCGCGCTCGCGCGCGAGTCATTGCTATGGCTCAAGCGCCGACGCCTGCCGTAGTCGACGCCCGGTTCGCCGCCGCATCTTTCTTTCCCAGACCAGATCCATCCACGCAAGCGTGACGATGCACAGGATCATCACAGCGTTTGTGATCGCGCCTGGGACGTTAACCTGCCATTGATTCTTCGCAAGCCCGTACGCGCGGTAGCACAGCACGGCAATGACGACATAATAGACAATCCGACGAAGCAGCGACCGGACCGAGTATTCACACGAGAACCCGGAAAAACGTGTACTGATTTGCGTCACAACCAGCAAGACAAAGGCCATAACCAGATCGTAAACCGCGAGCATATCACCGAGATCATCTAACCTTGGGAGAATCGCCGCCATTGCTCGACAAGCCCAATTTCGTTTGAACGGCCCTGACAACCCCTTGCGTCAGCGCCATCGCGCCGAAGCCCGCCACAAAGCCGCACGTGCCGATCGAGAATCCCGACAATTTTGCCAAGCCGATGGCGAGATAGTTCGCCGCAAAAACCCCGGACATGATCGAGCCGACGACCGTGTAAGGGTCAGTCTGCCGAAAAAAGAAGGCATGAACAACACCGCCGGCGAAGCCGGCCACAATCAGCTTGAGATCGAGCCCCAACGCCGTGAGAAATTCGACAACGGTATCGCGCGACATTGCATCATCGCCAATGCTGATCGACCCATGGCAAATGCCGGAATTGCGCCGGGTTCCTGCGGCCGATGAAGGCAACGATGCGAGCGCCGGCCGGCAGTTTGCGATCGTCACCGATCGGCCATCCCGGCTTGCGGAAACCATAGATGCCGCTCGGTGCTCCGACCTTCCAGCCGGCGGCGTTCGGCGTCGTGTGATGGATCCAACCCTGATCATCCGGGAATTCGTAGAAGGGGATCGTCTTCGCGGCGTGTAGCGAGAAATCTTCCCATACGTTTTCGTGCATGCCGGCGCGAAGCATCATCACCGAGCCGTTGTAGGGGCACGGGTTGGCGGCGTTGGCGCCTTGCAAGATCAGGAACGACTCGCGCCGGTCGAATAGTTCATCGAGCGGCCCGGTGATGACCATATCTAGGTCGAGCGTCACTAGCCGGTCGCCTTCCTTGATCCCGTAGAGTCGCTGCCATTCGCCCGAGAACATGCGCAACCGGCAAAAGCAGCCCGGCCACAACGCTTCGTCGCCGTTCGGCGGTGTCATCACAACGAATTCGTGCGGTTGGCGAAGATGCCGGCGCACGCCGCGCTGTAGCCGATCGATGTAGGCTTGCGAATACTTGTTGCCCCACAGCCACGTCGAGACGATCAACGCCATGTCAGGATTCCGATGCCGTTGTCGTTGTGCGTTGGGTCGAGGCGGATTTCATCGAACGTCGCTTCCGCCGCGTAGTCGCGTTTGATTTCCTCCCACACCTTGGGAACCTCGATCGGCAATCGACCGGGCTTGCGCGGCCCGGCGCTGATGTCATGAAAGCAAACGCGTTTGGCGGAGCGCCCGTAGTTTGCCCAATCCGCACGAACGAACGCTTCGGTGTGGTTAGCGTCGATGAACAGCAAATCGAACGGTCCTAGTTTCTGGACGTGATGGCGGATCGCGCCGTCGGTGCTGTCTCCAATAAACAGTTGCACCCGGAAGCCGTCGTTGAACAGATGCGTGATGCATTCGCGCAACGATTGCTCGCTGTCCGAGCGGCCCCATTGACCATGCGGCAGATCGACGGCGACGATCAGCGAACCTCTCGCCATCTTGCGCGACACTGCCCAAAGCGTCCCGCCGAACTTGCATCCGATCTCGCAATAGGATTTCGGCGCCCATTGCTCGACCCGCTCAAGGAAGGCGGCAAGCTCGCCTAGATGCTGTTGCGGTTTATTGCTGTAGTGTCCCATGGTTCGCGACCATCCTATTGATTGCCCATTCATAGACTTCATCGACACTGATCCGATCGAGCGCCGCGCGGCAGTGCTCACAAGCCCGCCATGAACCGCAAGCTTCCGCGCCGCCGGTCAGATTAACGTGAATCGGATAGCCGGTCACTTGCGGCGGAATGAAACCGCCGAAAATAACGACGGCCGGCGTACCGACCGCCGCCGCCGCATGGTGCAAGCCGCCTTCCGGCAGGATCGCAAGCTCGACGCCGGATAGCGCCGCCGCCGCTTGCCGGAAGCTCGACACGGGAATCACCTGCACATCGCGCAAGCGCACCTTGCCGAAGCTTGTTTGATAAACGTCGAAACCATTGCGCCGAAGGCGATCAGCGATTTCCTGATAGCGGCTCGCGCCCCAATCCTTGTTCGGCGCAACCGGCTTGTGCCATGGAACATTAGGCTCGATCAGCACCCCCGGCCGCCTTATGGCCCATCGTTTTTCGTTATCGGTGAAATAGAATTCGCCCGGCCGTGGCCGAAACATGTGATTCCAGATCCATCGCCCGCCGCCCGGCGCCGGCTTGTTGTACCAACGCGAGCCCTTATACCAAGCGATCCATTCGACCCGATCGTGAACTTGCGTCGCAATGTTCGGATTGAACCGGAACGCTTCTTCGCAAAAAGGCCCCCATATCAGCTTGCGCCCGTCGCCGAAGGCGATTTGCCGGCCGCGCGCATGGGCGCCGCGCGCTAACCCCGTCGCCATGACTTCGTCGCCAATTCCCATCAGCGGAAGTACCGGCCGAACGTTTCCTTGGTCGCATAGCGTTCCGGCGGATAGCCGTTCGCCTTGGCGTCGTCGAGCACTTCATCGAACAGATCGATGATGTCGGGTCGCCAGTGCGGTTTCGGTTGATAGCGATGCGCCGACCAATGCTTCGCACCGCCGGCCGCCAAGCGCGGCACCGCATAGCGCAATTGCGGTTGAGTTGGGATCGAAGTGTAATGCAAAATCTTTATGTCCGGGTCGCGGATATCCTTGTATTGCTCCCCGTCGAGACAATTCCAATTCCCGCCCTCGAAGCGCTGCACCGCCGTCGGCGGGAACTTGCGGCGCAAGTGAGCATAGAGCGCATATTCTCCCTTGATGCGCCCGATCGGCGGCAAGTGCGCTTTCGCCTTGGCGCAATCCCAAAGCGTCGTGCAAAACGTGTTCTGATCCTTGGCGATGCAAAACGCCGGCCCCCGAATTTCCTGATTCCATAGCTCGGCGATGTCCGCCATGGCGATCATGTCGACGTCGAGATAGATCGCGCGACCTTCGAAATTGCAGAACGCCGGGATCCCCCATCGAAACCCCGAGAACGGCGTCGCCCATGATTGCGTCAACCATCCCGCCTTGCGTTCGGCCGACGAATACCAGAACGATGCCGGGTCTTTGCTCAATTTCATGAACGTTATTACGAGCGGTTCGCTGGCATGCTTGCGCAACGACCATTCAAGGACCGCTTGGCTTTCCAAGTCTTCGTTGTTCGCCGGACACCCGACAAAGATCCTGATCATAGCTGCCACCTCGCGAGCGCTTCGGGGATCGTCATCTTCGGATAATTTACCAGCGCCGAAATCGGCGAGCAATTGACGACGTCAATGCCGCGCTTGCGCAAGCCGTAGGCCGCACCGTCGAACGCTTTCTTCCAACGCACGACGTTGGATTGCGCCGGGTTGTTCATCGGCGACGGATAGCGGCCGAACCAATGTTCGCCGTGCTCAAGCGTGCAATCTACGCCGACAAGCAAGATGCCGGTCGCGCCGAATTGCAGCGCAAGGTTCATTGCCTGAAAGGCCGACGTCCCGCCGGCGCCGAGATAAGTCGGCCGATCGAACAGCAATTCATCGCCGGCGGGATTGTCGATCCAAATCCGTTGCAGCCCCTTGTAATACTGGCAAGCCGTGCCGTCGTGGCATAGCCGCAAGCCGGCGAAGTCCGGCAAGCCGCGATGGTGGTCCCACCATGCCTTATCGCAGCCGTAGAGAATTTCCGCCCACGGGCAAAGCTTGAAGCTTTCGTTGATGGCGATCACATGGATCCGATCGCGCAATGTCTCGACGCCGGCCTTCTTTGCGCTCGGTCCGGCGCCGACGATGGCGACGCATTCGCCGGTCCAATCCTGCCACCAAGACGGCCCGTTAGTTAGAGCGCCGATCGGTTGGCACGTTGCTGCGTTTGCCTGTTGCAAGGTTGCTCCGATGATCAGCGGCCAAAGGTCCGCGCCGCGATCGGGTTGTTCGTGGCGGCACCGGCGCGACAAACGGGGTATCGAACGGAACATGGAACGAGCCTTGCCATACCGGCGGCCGTGCCGCCGCTCGCGACAGCGCTTGCAACCATTTCTCGATCGTGACCGTGTTGACGATCGCCGGCATCGGGAATTCGGGGAAGTCGAAAGCGCCTTGCCGATAGCGCGGGATCGGAACGGCGCGACTCAACGGTCGCTGCCATTTCTCGATCGTTATGTGCTCGAAGATTTCGGTCAGCGTCCGAACATGGAATCCGGCGGCATAGCGCGGGATCCGCGCCGCGCGCGATAGCGCGACGTGCCACGTCGAGACTGTCCCGGTGTTGAATTGCCGCGTGTCGAACGGGACGGACGTCGAGCCCAAAGCGTAGTAGGGGATCCGCGCCGCGCGCGAAAGCTCGCGCAACCACTTATCGATGGTTACCGTGTTGGCGATGACTTGTGCGGTGTCGAACGGGACGATCGACGCGCCGAGCGGCGCCGAGCGTGGGATCGGCGCCGAGCGCGAAAGCCGCTGCAACCACTTGTCGATCGTTGCGGTGTTCGGTTGGAACGTGTCGAACGGAACGACGCTATAGCCGGCCTGGTAATAGGGAATCTTGGCCGCGCGCGAGAGCGCCTGTTGCCATTTATCGATCGTCTCGGTGTTGATGTAGATTTGAACGGTATCCATCGCGAAGAACGATGAACCGGGCGGGGCAATGCGCGGGATGCGAGCCGCGCGCGAGAGCGGCTGCAACCATCTATCGATCGTTTCGGTGTTGTCTTGCAGCGTGTCGAATGGGACTTCGGCGAAGCCCCACGGATCAAGGCGTTGGAACGGGACCGCACGGCCGAGCGGTTGCAACCACTTGTCGATCGTCTGCGTATTCGGCTGGAACGTATCGAACGGGACGAACGCGTTGCCCCATGGATTGAACCGCTGGAACGGCACGGCCTTGCCGAGCGGCTGCAACCATCTATCGATCGTGATCGTGTTGTCTTCGGCAACGAACGCCGGCGCCACATAGAACCCGACGGTGTCCGGCAGGATGCGCCGCGCGCTCGACAAGGCTTGAAGCCATTTATCGATCGTCTGAGTGTTCGTCTGAAACGTATCAAGCGGAACGAACGTCGAGCCCCACGGATAGGGTCGCTGGAACGGCACCGCGCGGCCGAGCGGCTGCAACCACTTGTCGATCGTCTGCGTGTTCGGTTGGAACGTGTCGAACGGGACTTCCGTGAAGCCCCACGGGTCGAGCCGTTGAAATGGCACGGCCTTGCCGAGCGGCTGCAACCACTTGTCGATCGTCTCGGTGTTGTCCTGCAACGTGTCGAACGGCACGACGGCGAAGCCCGGCCACACCGGCGGACGCTTTGCGGCCCGCGAAAGCTCGCGAAGCCATTTATCGATCGTTTCGGTGTTGTCTTGCAGCGTATCGAATGGGACGGCAGCTTGCCCCTGATTGACCGGCGGACGCGGCGCCGCGCGCGAAAGCCATGGTGACCAATTCACGCCTGCGGCTTCGACAAATTGCGGCGTGTTGAACGGTACTCGGTGCTCGCCTTGCCGGTAGCGCGGGATCGGAACGGCCTTGCCGAGCGGTTGAAGCCATTTGTCGATCCGCTCGGTGTTCGGCTGGAACGTGTCGAGCGGAACGAACGCATGGCCCGGCCGTTGCGTGCGCGGGATCGGTGCCGCTACGCCGAGCGGGGCGTACCACGTGAATGTCGGCGCTTCCGGAACAAGCGGGTATGCGGTTGTCGGCGGCGTGAAGTTTGCCGTCCATCGCGCGAGCCCGATATCAATGTGGAATTCGTCGATCCATCCGTTGAAACTGTTTGTACCGTCAGATCCTAGAATCGGACCAACGCTCGTAAATGCGTTAGTAGTCCAATTAACCGCGCTCGAATCAAATGTCGAACCTACTTGCGTTCCATCGACAAACATCCGCACGTTTCGCGAACTATCACAAGTCAGCGCAACGTGATACCAAGTTGCCGTCGAAAGCGTTGAACCTGTTATCCGATCCGAACCATTCTGGAATAAGCGAATTTGCCCGCCCGCTGCCAAATACCATTGAAAGCTCTCCGGTAGTGTACCGTGAGCATAGAAGTTCCCTTGCGCAGCCGTCGAATTCGGGCGAATCCTCATGTCAATTGTAAACAGCACCTCCGTGCCGAAATTGAACATCGGATTGCGTGTGTAGTTATTGGCAGGAGTCGAGCCAGATCCAGGGTCTAGCCAATCGCCGGTCCCGTCCAACAAAAGGGAAGCTGTGCCAAAGACTGATTGCGCAGTGTCTAGTTGCGCATTCCCACGGGGTGAGAAGTTCTGAAACGTAGCATCGTGATCACCTTCGACTGTGAAAGTGGTTGAGCCGTCAGTGCCATCGAAGTGTGCATAATGTTGCCAAGGATCATCGTCCTTGAACGTTACCGTTTCATTCAAGGTGATGTAGCTATCGCCGTCCGCTGCCGCCGTCGGCCCATCGAAAGAAGCCGAGCAAGTGAAGCCGCTGGCCATGGTTCCGCCAGCCGCAGTAGTGAACATCCGAACTATGAGCCGATCATCTTCCGCAAACGACATACTTGTCGGCGTGAACGTCCAGTTCATCGCCGCACGTGAAGTGCCAAACTCGACGCCGTCATCCCACGGCGATCCCGTCAACTCGGTTTCGCTTCCCGCCGCTGTCCTCTTGTAGAGCCGCACGCGAGCGCCGCAATTGGCGCTCATGCTGTTTTCAGACGCCCACACATTCATTTCGACTAGACCGGAAAGCGTCCAGCCGCCAACCGGTGAACGTCCGCTAATCCATTCAATAGCCTCGTTAGCAAGACCTGACGGCATCCATTGCAGATTAGTTCCGCTTGCCGTCGTCTGAGTTATAGGGGAAGGCGCTTGAGCGGCGGCACCGCGAGTAAGACGGAGATCGCGGAAGTTTCCGATCCCGCTAGTCCCCCGATTCCGAAGATAAAGCTTCGTCGCCATCAGTAATCCCAACCATCACGGTTCCAGCGCGCTCGATACCAAACGCCGAGCCGCCGAAACCTATAGCCTTGAATGACGAACCAAGCCCGTTTCCACAACGGGCTTTCGATTGTGTCGATCCACTTTTCGACGCGCCGAACGCGCGCGGCTAGCGCGACGTAATTGATCCGATCGGGAGAGGCTGAGGATCCGGGATCGCTTCCAAGTGTGCCGCCCATATCATCGCCCCTATTTCTTTTTCCTCCGGGCTTCGCCTACGGGCTTCGTTCTCAAAATCGCGCGCCGGAAAATCCCGCAATGCAGAAAGCAATTCTTTCGCGCGGCCCAAAAAATTAACGAATTCGGCTTCGGTCATGTCGGCCGCCGAACGTCCTGAACGATCCGCTTTTCGACGTTGTCGAGCACGCCGCTGATCGTTTGATTCACCGCCGGGATGTCAACCGGGTTGCCTTCGGGGTAGCTCGCCCAAAAACCCTTTACCATGCGATCCTGCCCCATTTCGTTGAAGTCGTGAGCGATCACATGGACCGTTATTTGAATCAGCGTGTCACCGCCGCCCGCGTTGGCGGTGATGAACGTGTAGGGATGTTCGAACGCGGCGCCCCGTTGATTCGTCTTGGCCGCGATGTGCGTCAACTGTGAAGGCGTTAATTGCGTCATGTCGTTTCCCTCAATGCTCGACGGAGCGCGGCGGCCCGTTCCATGCGCTCAAGTTTCTTTTCGAACGGGTCGCATCCCTTGCCGACACATTGCTCGCATATCAACCGATCGCACATGCCGCAACGCGTGAACCGGCGCTCGAATGGTTTCACGTGGACGACTTTGTTGCAGTGATGACAAGTGAACGTGTCGGCTTCTTTGACCGGCCCGAACGGTCCGGTCAGCGTCGCGTAGCCGGTCAAGCCGCGCATGGTCATGACCAGGACTCCAACTCGCCGAGCAATTGCCCGGCATCCTTAAGCCATGGCGAATGGCGAGCGCATTGCGTGCAAGCAATGCGGATGTCATCGCGATTGCCGTCGTGAACTTCGACAAGCGCATAGTAGTTGCGCAAGCTCGCGCCGGTTTCCGTGTTGCGGTACGGCCCATGAGGATAGAGCGGCGGATCGTCGATCCGGTCGACGTAGTAGTCGCCCGGTCCCATCTTGCCGCGCGTTTGGACCGCGACGGCAGCGCCGCACGCTTTGCACGCTCCGAGCCGCATCGCCTACTCGCGGAATTTCAATTCCGCCATCGCCGTACTGGCATAGTTCGTCGACTGTGCCCGCACCGCGTAGCCGTTTTCGTCGGTCGCCGGAACAACGATTTCGCCCGGTCCGCCCGGATTGACGACCCACCGATAAGAAGCACGCTGGTTCGCCGCCAAGCCCCATCGCGAGCTAGACGCCGTGACCGTCGGCTCGGCGGTCGCGTTGGCATCGGCCGTGAGGCGGCCGGCAACGTCAGCCGAGTCGAGCGCGACCGGGATCATACCGGTGCCGCTGTAAGTACCAGCAGCGGTGACCGCCGACATGTCCCAGATGATCGCGCAATCCGTCGCGTTTGGAACGCCGTCGGCGCCGACGCTGATCTCGAAGATGTAGCCGCGCGCCAAGCCGAGCGTCGTCGTTTCCGCCGTCAGTACAAGCAACGATTTGAACGAAGTCGACAGCGCTTGCCGCGTCCCGGAAGACGCGAAAGCCGGACCATTGTTCACAGTGTAGAGCGCCATTGTAGAACCTCCTTGCTACGCGATGCCGAGATAGACCCGCCGGCGGCGTAGCAATTGCTCGGCGGACCAAGACAAAGGGTTGTTGATCGCTCCCGTGATCGACGTCTCGCGATTAGCGTAAAGCTCGCCGGTCAGCAACAGGATCGCGTTTTGGATATCGGCCGGGACGGTGCCCGTCGCCGGCGACATGGTCGTGTCGACATAGCCGGCGCGGTAGCGAATGCGAACCGCGTTGATGCCGTCGAACGTTGCCGGCCACGATCCATCGGGTAGCACCCATCCCGGTTCGCTCTCGGCGTCGACGGTGTACTCGATAGGCGCCAACGTTTGCTCAACGCCGGCGCCGTCATCGTATTTGACCGATAGAACCTCGATCAGCGGCGGCAACGGCAACATGATTTCGTTGGCCGGGAATTTGTCGATGGTCAATTCCCACGTCTGATCGATCAGCGCCCGGCCCAAGAAACCGCGATCCCCGTCGACCCAATCAACGGCCGCTTCGAGATATTTCTCGATCATCGAATCTTCGTAAGTGTGATCGACGCGAAGATGCAACTTCGCTTCGGCCAGCGACACCGGCGTAATCGCCGGCGCGGATATGCGCTGCAATGCCGCTACCATTTCCGCCCGCCCGCCCCGATTTGAGTCAGGTCAGCGCCGCGCGGCCCGGTGTCGCCTTTCTCGCCTTTCTCGCCGTCCTTCCCATTCTTGCCGGGCAATCCGGCCTTGACGATCATCTGCCAATCATCCGAGCCATGCGGCCGAGCTTTCGTCTTCGTCTTCGCGGTATAGAGCGAACCGCCATAGGTGACATGATCGGCGCGCTCGTAGGTTTCGCCGTCGGTCCAAGTCCCGCGATAGCGATCGAGGAATGTCGGCTTCGTGAATTTCAATTCATGCATCAGGATCTCGCCCCGCATGAAGCGGAATCCGTAATGACGATCGTCCTCGAATCCACGGATGTCCTCGATCGACAGTCCGTCTTTGCCGTTGGCGCCGTTCGTTCCATTGTTGCCGGGCGGACCGGGAACGCCGGGCAACCCGTCGCGTCCGTCGCGCCCGTCGTTGCCCGGCGCCCCGGCCGTTCCCGCCGCACCGGGATCGCCCTTGTCGCCCTTGTCGCCTTTCTCGCCGCGTAGCTCGACGAGCGCTTCCTCCGCACGCTCGCGCCAAGCCTTGAACGCGGCGATCTCTTGTTCCCATTGCGTAGTGACGGATCCAAGCCGCGCCAGCGCCGCCGTTTGCTCGGCCTCGAAGGCTCGCTGACGCAAGTCCGTTTCCCGGCGAAAGCCGGCGACAACTTGCGCCAGCGCCCTTTCGAGCGTCGTTGTCGATCGCTCAATGATATTGCCGGGATTCGGCAAGGATTCGCTCGGCATTTGGGCTGCTTTCATCTTCGCCGTCGCCATCGTCAGCGGCGGCCGGCGGCGGCAATTGCGCGGCCGGCGACACCGTCGGCGGCGGGCGCTCGGCGAGCACGTCAATCGGCCAATTCTGTTGTTGCGATAGCGGCGTGTCGCCGCCCGGCTTCGGCGGCAGATTGAACCGTGCGCGCGCTTCGTTGATTGAGAAGATCGAGGCGCCGACCGCTGCCGCCGTCGTTTCGATGTTCGTCTTCGTGTCCATGCGCAGCAAGTCGTTCAAATCGAATTCGGTGTTATAGGGCAACTCTTGCTTGTCGAGCCCAAGCCCGTTGTCGAGCAACGACTCGATCGCCTCGATGTGATGCTGTAAGCAATGCTCATAGTAGTATTGATTCAGCGCTTCGACATTGTCGAACGACGGCACCGGACCGATGCCGATCATGAACGGCGGGACGCCGAACACGCTGCAAACGTTTTCCGCCGTCCACTTCAATTGCTCGATCAGTTGCGATTGCTCGGCCGGTATCGCCATCGGCTCATACTTCATGCCGCCCGACAGAATTGCGACCCGTCCGGCATTCTCGCCTGAAAATTCGGTTTCCCAGTACTCCTTATACTTTTTCGCCGTCGTGTCATCGATCGTGCCCGGCGACGTCAAGATGCCGCCCGGCCGCGAGCCCTTGGCAAAGAAGGAACCGGATTGCTTTTGAATGTTCAAGCCTTGCCATACCGGCAAGGCCGCCGCCATCAGCGGCGAGACGCCGCAAAGCGGATGCCATAACCAGCACATGACGTCGTGAATGATTTCGGACGCCGGGACGCGGACCGGCAATTGCAGCCCGGACAGATTGTCGGCGGGAAGCTCATACCAGACCGAGCCGTCGGGCGCGACCAGCGCCTTGATGCGATAGGGATCGAGCACGTATAGGCGCACGACAAGCCCGCGCTGATCGCGTTCCTTGAGCACGTAGGCGTTGCCTTGCATCAACTTGCTGATCATCCATGATTCAATGAACTTGCCCCGGATCTGATAATGGTTCGGCTTCCGCAGCACCGGCGAGAATGCAGCAACGTCGACTTCGGTTTCGATGTCACCGCGCTCTTGCATGAGCCGCAAGCGCAGTTTGCCGATGTCAGTCGCGATAAGCCGAATGCACGAATAGACCGCGAAATACGACGTGAGCGTTTCCGGCCGAAGCTCGACGTTGCGTTGCCATGCGCCGGTGAAAGGTTCGCGGATGATCGGCCACCACCAATTGCCGCGATCGTAAGATGCCGGCGTCGTCGCTTGCGGCGTCGCTCGCGTGATGACAAGCGCGTTGCCGTCGATCTTGAAATCGAAGCCCAACAATTGCATCAGGTTTCCGCCCGCAAATCGCGCCGCATATAGCGCCGCTTGTCCGGTTGTGGCGCCGGCGCCGCTGGTGGCAACGGCGCCGGCGCCGGCGGTTCGGAATCAACCGCGACCATGGCGCGGTCGATGACCACCGCCTTTTGACCGCCGGGCAAATCTGGGGCGGCCAATATGCGCGCGTCTTCGTCGCCGGCGTCCCATTCGTCACCTTCGCGGCGATCGGCCCATGACGTCAAAGCGCGCAAGCGTGGCATGGCTTCTTTTCCCAAAAGATCCGGGCGGCGATGCTTGGGCCAGCGCCGCCCGGCAAGTCAGGCGAAGGCTACTCGGCGTACTTGGCATTCTGGATCCACGCGACGGCCGACGTCCGTCGGCGACTCCACGTGATCCAGCGCTCGGCGCGCAGTCCAAGCATGTTGAGCTGCCAAAGACTGAGCATGTTAGTCGACGCCGTCGGCGGCGAATCCGGCGCGCTGTCCGCTTGCAAGCTTGCTTCGCGGCTCGCGTCGACGGTTACGGTCCCGTCGTCGGCCAGCAAGATTTCCGGACCGATGGCGAAGATCAGCGGGTAGCCGTCGGCCGGCGAGCCGCCGGTTGCCGGGATGTTTTCCGACGCGATCACCGGATAGCCGAGCAACGTTCCGCCTTGCGACGGGTCGATGCTCGGATAGATCGTCTGACCGAGCGAGTTTTGCGCGATCGAGAGCGACAGGGCTTGCTGTTGCGTCATGATCCAATAGCCGCCGGCGAGCGATTGATTGACGACCAGCAATTGGTTCATCAGCGTTTTCACGTCGGCGCGGAACGCCGCCATGTTGACGCCGGTTGGCGTGATCGGCGTGATCCCGTTCGTGATCGAGCCCGGCGAAACGCCGGTGACGGCGGCGACGGACGGGTCGACGAATTGTCGATCGACGAATTGCGTGATCGATTTCGCAAGATCGGCGCGAACCATATCTTCGGCCGCCGGATTCGAGAACCTTACAAGTTCCTCCGTCAGGATCACGATCGCGGCGGCCTTCGCCCACGTCATCGTGATCGTGTCGAGCGTCATCGACGTGACCGGCTTCGGAGCACCTTCGCCGACCCAATTGCCCGACGTTCCGCCGGTCACCCGGGGAATGCGAACATTGAACGGGACACGCCGCAACGAATTGAACCGGCCGATGATCGTCAGCGGCCGCAAGAATTCCGCGAACGCATCCGTGAAGTTCTGTGCATAGACCAGCGGCCCCGCCCATGTTGAGTCGTAAGTCGTTCCCGCCGGCACCGCCGCGCGCAAGTGGTACATGATGTCATCGTCGGAAAGGATCGTGAGCAATTCCGGCGTCGACGAATGCCAATCGGTCCGCTTTTTCGCGTAGCTCAAAGCATCCGACCGGTTTCCCTTGCCCGCCATCATCGCGAGACACAACCGGATGAAGCCGGTCGTGGGCGGACAATTCGGCCGCACGCGGATCGGCGTGTTGGTCGCGAGCGCATGGCCGAGCGCATCGCCCGCCGGCGGCGTATAGGTGATCGGCTCGCGGCTTCGTGATCCTGCCGCAAGGTCGCCGCCCTGCACCGGCACAAGCGCGGTCTTGTTCATCAACTCGAATTTTTGAACACGCTGCAGGTGACCGTCGATTTCGTTGCATTGGCGTTCGAGTCCGTCGAATTCTTTCTGTTCGGCGTCGTCGAACGTCCGACCATCATCGGCGGCCTTTTGCATGAGCGCCTTCATGCCGGTCTTGGCGGCTTCCAGTTGGGTTTGGAACATGGAAGCCTGTTCCGCTAGCGTCGTGGGCATTTTCGTTGCTCCGATTTCGGTGTTGCGTTGCGTGCCCGACGCGCCGGGCATTTCCCGCGCATTGCCAAGCAATGCGGCGTCGATTGACTTGATCGTTGCGATGGTCGCGGAAGCGTTGGCGGGAACGGTCACGAGCGAAAGCTCGACGACCTCGCCCTTGAGGAATCGCATGCCGCCGTCGTCCATGAACTTCGCTTCTTTGGCCTTGAAGCCGATCGAGATCCCGCGCACGAGTCCGGCTTTAACCTCCTGCCAAGCTTCATCGACGCGCTCTTTCAGCTTGCCGGATTCGGCCACGTCGGCGAATTGCGCAGTGAACGCGATGCCGTCGTCGGTCGCCTTGTCGAGCCGCGCCCATCCCACCGGCTCGGAATGACGGTGGAAGCGAAGCAACGGCAACGGATTCTTGAACGTGAGCCCCTTCGACTCGACGATGTCACCCTGCCGATCGGTTTCGGGCGTAGTCGCAATGCCGGTGATCATCCGTTGTTCGGCGTTGCCGGCGCGCTTGATCTCGACGGTTGCCCAAGCTCGCGTGACGATCGGCTCGGCCATTTAGTCCCTCCAAAAGGTTGCCGGCCTTTCACCGGCTCGGAGCGGCGCCATTTTGGGAACGCACACCGCTCTCGCGGCGCCGGCGGCACACGGGAACGCCGGCTACCAACTCACGATCCGAATCGATGGAAGACCGAAGACCAGAGCCACCAGCATGTAGAGCGCGATCAGCGCGACCAGCGCGATATAGAGCTTCACCATGATGTCGGTTGGCGGCCAGCCAAACTTCGTCAAAACGTACTGACCGACCGCGCCGACAAACAGCAACAGCACGACAACGATCGCCAGATTGATCAGGCCAAGGAGGACGCCGCCAAGGCTCATCGCCCCGCCCCTACGCCGGTCGAACCGCTACCGGTAGCGTCCCAAAACGTTGCCTATTTACCACATCTTGTTTTAATCGCAAGTTTGCCCGGAACGGCAGCGGCGCATATTGCGCCGGGGCGCATATTGCGCTACTCTCGGCATGGGCAATCCTGCCCGATCACAAGGGCTCGGCACAAAACCGAGATCCGCAATCTGAAAGGCCAAATTCCATGTCGACTCTCATGCAAGCTTCGAACCAATGGGCGCGGCGACCGGATGACGAACGCTTCACGAATCTCGACGACATGCTTCGGCATTTCGAAACCGTCCGCCGGCAAAGCGCCGAGCATGTCATGGCCTCGCGCCGGTTGCGCGCGATGCCCGAGCCAGATCACAAAGGGTTGACGATCATCGGCCCGGAAGATCGGCCGTACTCGCCGACGCATTACGCGTTCGGCCAATTGTCCCAACTCGCCGACGCGCCGGCCGGCTATCTTCGCCGCTTGCCGTCGCCGATCGCGGCCGATTGCTTGAACGTCGGCTTACAGTTCCTTCGCCAGATCGAAGACGTCGGCGTGCTGACGCAAGACAACGGGACGGCCATGCTTCGCGCCGCGACCGGTCCGCGTTACGGCCGCGTTTGGAACGTCGACGTCATTCGCGCCTTGGTCGATCGCTTCGGCGACGGCGTGACCGGCGATTGGACCGTGCCCGGCGAATTCGGCGTTGCGCTCGACAAGGTCACGAAAGCGAACACGACCTTGTTCGCCTCCGACCATGATTGCTTCGTGTTCCTTGCCGACGAAAAAAACCGCATCGAGGTTCCCGGCCGCCGCAACGGCGAGCCCGGCACCATGGCGCGCGGTTTCTTTTGCTGGAATTCCGAAGTCGGCGACAAGACGCTCGGCCTCGCGATGTTCGGCTTCGACTACGTTTGCATGAACCGGATCGTGTGGGGCGCCAAGATGTTTTCGGAAGTCCGCATCCGGCACACCGCGTCAGCGCCCGACAAATGGCTCGACGAAGTCATGCCGGCGATCGACGCCTACCGCGCGTCGGCTGAAGCCAACATCAGCAAGGCGATCGAAGACGCGCGCAACAAGCGGATCGGCGACAAGCTCGACGAATTCCTTGGCCAGCGCTTCGGCGCTCGCATGGTCGACCCGCTGAAACTCTTGCACGAATCGGAGGAAGGAAAGCCGATCGAAACGCTGTGGGATGCCGCCACGGCGGCGACCGCCTACGCGCGCTCGATCCCGCACACCGATCGCCGCATCGAGCTTGAACGCAAGGCCGGCGAGATCATCGACCTGGCGGCGTAAAGGCTTCTTCGCCGCCACACCTTGCCGCCCGGTTTCGGCCGGGCGGCCTTTTCAATTCAAGGGATCAAATCATGGAACGTGCAACAGCAATCAAGCGGCTTGGGAAAGTTGCTCGGTAAATCGCTCGGCTACCGCGTCGACCCGGGCGCGCCGTGCCTGGGAAGACGTCATCAACCAACTCGAAAAGGAAAAGACGCCATGACCAGCAAAGACGCCGCCGGCGTTGTCGTGATCGCGCTCGCGCTGATCATCGCAACGTTGATCGGGATGACCGCGATCCTGATGATGCGAACAACAGCCGCGTCACAAGAGGTAGTCGGCGAATACGATCGGGATCGGTTCCTCGACTAAGTGAGCATGATTGCGTGGCGTGTTGTTGCGTGGCGCGGGTTTTGCCCGACGCGTTGGGAAGGCAAAGACGAAGCCGGTCGGTCATGGGTTGTCAAAGCCCGGCCGGCCGGCCGTTTCACAAGATACGAAGCAACCGGCATGCAATGCGAATTCCTTGAGGCATCAACGGCGCGCTGCGCATGCGAGCTAAAGGCGGAACGCGATGAACAAGAAAGAATGGCAACAACTACGCGCTCGCAATGAATGGACGACGCTCGATCTTGCGCGCATCTTTCAGGTTGACCGCGCAACGATCAAGCGATGGTTTGCGGGCAGTCGACGCTTGCCGCGTGCCGTGGAAATCGTCCTGATTGAAGCCGACGCCGGCCATATCAACCTTGAGGATTACGCGCCATGACGTTCGCCACCTATCGGCTATCGAAGCACATTGCTTCGTTTGAATTCTATAACTGGCTTGTCATGGTCGCCGCTGATGGCGCGGAGGCAATCAATTTTGACATTCGCAACCCGCGCACGTCGAAGTGGCCCGCCGCCGAAGTCTTGCGCCGCTTCCAATCGATCATCGAACCGGGTCCGACGTTTGCCGGCTTGCGGATACGATACGGGACCGACGTCGGCACGCTCGACGCGGTCGCGAGCCAATTGCTTCCCTGGTATCTATCCGGCCGCCGGTTCCGGCCGCTTGTCTCGGCGCTCCCGCCCAAGCCATGCGCATTCACGGTCACGATCCGCGACAACGACACCGCCAAAGAGCGCGACAGCAATCGCGATGCATGGGAGCGGTTCGCGTGGAAGATCGGCGCCATCGTCATCGATGATCACCGATTCAGCCCGATCAGCATGATCAATCGAATGGCGCTCTACGCCGGCTCCTTGATGAACTTCGGCGTTTGCAACGGCCCCATTCACATGCTCTCGCTGACGAACTATCCCGTGACGATGGTCGTCAACAACGCCAAGGCTTGCCGTTCGATGACCAAATGGGGCATGACGGTAGGCGCCAACTATCCTTGGAATGGACCGAACCAATACGTCGAATGGATCGCGGACGATTACGACAGCCTATGCCGGATGTTCGATCGGTTGTTTCGCTGACGTCAGCCCATAATGAACAGCCCCGGGCGGGGCGTTTCCTCGATCGGCTTCGTCTCTTGCGGGATGGCGCCGAACGCCATCGTCAAGGCGACCATGCCGTCGATCCGGCCGTACTCCTTGCGCTTGATCAACTTGATGTTTTCGACGTTGTCGCGGAGCACCACGGCATTGTCGGCGCACATGGTCAGCACCGGATGATTGCCGTGCGCGACGTGGCCGTTTTTCAAATGAATGTCGAGTTGTTTCAGCGCCGGCGAGATCTCGCGGAAGTCTTGCCGGAATTCAAGGAAGTGTTGCGCGATCGATTCTTCGCTCATGCCGGCGCGCAATAGATATTGTTTGAAGTGGCGGAAGTTCCAGCGATCGAACGCGATCTTTTTGATGTTGTAGCGGTCGAACGCTTCGACGACGCGATCGGCGACCCATGCATAATCCACGGTCCGCCCCGGTGTCGGGATCAGGTATCCCTGATCGCGCCAGACGTCGTAAGGCACGCGGTCGAGCCGCGATTTCTCGGCGAGCCCGTCGCCGGGAAGCCAGAAATGCGGGTCGACGTGCCAAACGTTGCCGTGCTTGCCGACAAAGACCATCGCCGTGAGATCGCTTGTCGCCGACAGATCGAGCCCGCCAAAGACTTCGAGGCAATCGTCGAGCGGTTCGGGCTCGGCGCCGCACGACAGCCAAACGTCGCGCGAGACGAAAGACGCCTTGGCTTCGACCCGCTGATTCAGGACAAGGTTGCGGTATTCATTCTCGCGCGCCGGCATCCGCTTGGCATCGCGCGCCATGGCGCGGACTTCCTCCCGGTTCATTATGTAGTCGAAGCCGGGATTAGCAGCCCGGATCGCTTCATCGTCGAAGATGTCGGGACAATCTTTCGGCGTCGCATGAAACCGGACCACCGTTCGCGGGTCGTTGCCGGCAATGGCATCGTCGATCAGGATCGACAGCAAGTCGTTGTCGGTCCGCGCTTGCGTCGAGATCACGATCGAGAGCGGTTGCGCTTGCACGCCGGTCGATGTTTCGAGCGCGTCGAACAGTTCGCTTCGCGGCCCCTTCACTTGTCCTAGTTCGTCATGGACGATCAGCACCGGCGACAAGCCGTAGGCGGTGCGAGCTTCCGCCGAGAGCGCCCGGTACGTCGTGCCGAGTTCCGAGCAATGAAGTTCCTTCTTCGTCTCGCGGATGTTGATCGCCGCGCGCAACACCGGATGAAGCATGACCATCTGAGCGGCGAGCCCGAACAAGATGCCTGCCTGTTCGCGCGATTGCGCCGCGCTATAGATGTTCGAATTCTGCCGGCGCTCCGGTCCGCAAAGATGCAATAAGACCAGCATCGCGCTTTCGGTCGTCTTCGCATTCTTGCGCCCGCGCGACAGTATCGCTCGGCGCGTCCCGGCCGGATTGTCATAGATGGCGATCAAGTCGTCGCGCATGTACGGCGGCAGCTTGATTTTTTGCCCGACGCCCGGGCCTTGCGGGATCCGGCAAAACTTTTCGATCCATTCGATGTTAGCGCGAGCGCGGGATTTTTTGCGTGGCATCCTCGATCGCCTTTTCGCGTTTCTCGATTGCCGCCAGCGCTCGCGTATAGGCCGAGCGTAAATTTTGCGCTCCCTTGATCGCGCGCGGCGGGGCGTCGCTGTAGTCGGTCACCCAAATATTGAACAGCTTCATCATGTGGTTGACGTACGCTTGATCAAGCGCTTGCCGTTCCAAGGCGGTGAACGTTTCTTCGTGCGGGGAAAGCCCGATCGGTGCCGGCTCGCCTTCCGCCTCAACGACCATCAGAATGATCGCCGCCACTAGCGCCGCGATGATGCCGAGCGTCAATCGCGCCGACAACGGCAGATCTTCGAGTCTCGGCATCATGGCGCACGATAGCACAAGACTCAGGCCCCCCAACGGGCAGCATGACGTTTAGCAGATAGCGCCTAATTTCTAGAACCACAAAAATCCGCTCCTTCACTGGCTAGTCAAATGTGCGGGAAACAGTGAGGCGACACCACCGAGTTCCAATGCTTTGATTATCGTGGCCGCCTGTTCCGGATATTGCCCGTTCTGATTACAACGGGCCACCAACAGACCCTTCCAGTCGTCCTCGTAGATCGAGGTGGCGAAGTTGTCATTACCGATCTCGTTTACCGCGACCCACTTCGCCATTTGATGCTCCTCTGCCTCCGTGAAGGAGGACCCTTCGCGTCCGAGCATTCCGCCGACTGTGGTGCCGAAACCGGGTCAACGATGCTGAACATTGGATTCCCACTCGCGCCACCGAATGGTGCCACCAACCCATAGCACCAGCCCCTCTGGCCACAGCTCTAGCCGAATAACGCCGCGCTGCTCCATAAACTCTCTGCATTCGAACAGCCACCTGACTCCCTCTGTGCTCATCAGCATTCCCCCCTGGCTATCTTTGCGATGTGGGGCAAGCTGTTCACCGTCCCGCTGCCTTCCGCGATGTCGGCAATCATAGCGAGGCGCGCCTGTAGGCGTGCGTTGTCGGCGCGGAGCTTCTGTGTGTCGCTTTGCACAATAGCCATTGCTGCGGTGATGTGTTTGTCCAGCGCCTTCCAACGCCGCAAATTCTCATTCTCGGCGCGGAGCCGATCGATCTCGGCAGCATCAACTTCCTTTGCGCTCATTCCCGCTTTCCACCAGCTCCCACTCATTCGGGTTGGACACATGAACAACACGAGCGGAAAATTTTAGCGGACGAACACCCCACGAATGACGACGTTGTTGACCGTGACCGTCGGCGACGGCGCCACCTGCATTGCGCCCACCGCTCGCGCGGCCGGCAGTCCCGCCGCCGGCATCGGTCCCTTTGTCACCGCCGCGCAAATCATTTCGGCGATTGCGAACGCCGAGCCCGTCCCGCTCGCGGCTTGCAATAGCTCGGTCACGGCGTCGATCGTCGGAACGAACTTGCACAGCGCGAGCGCCCGCGCGCGTACCTGATCGACCATCGGAAGTTCACCGCCCGGCGGCGTCGTGCATGCACCGAGCGTGAACGCGAGCACAAAGATGCATAGAAATGGTTTCATCAGCGCACCCCGTAGTACGCCATCACGGCGATAACCAAGGCCAGCAACGCGATCGTCAGCGCCGGATGGTCCGGCACTTATTCACCGCGCGCTTGCCCTTGCCGACCTTGACCCATGCGCACGTATCGCGCGACACGCAAACGTCGCGGGACTTGATCGCCTCACAAGGCGCGCGCGGCGCGGCAAACGTGACCGTCGAGCCGAGCAACGCAGCAAGAGCAATGGCACCCGTTAGCAAGAGACGCATGGCTTTCCTCCTGACGTTCCCGCTATTGCATGTCGCGAAGCGCGCGCACTAATTTAGCATGCGCTGCGTCGATCTGCTTTTCGAGTCCTCCGTGAATGTCACGGATCAGCGCCATGATGGCGTCGGCTACGTCTCTAGCTCGCGCGTCTTTCAAATTTGCTTGCGCGCTCGCCGTATCCGACAAATCCATCCGACGATCCTCACCTAGTCCCACGGCCTTTCGATCGTTGTCGGCTTGCGTGTCCGCCGATCTTCGACCGATTGTTGCGCCAAACGCATCTTAGTTGCAAGTATCGCGAGCGCTCGGATAGCGTCGGTTTCCAATCGGCACAATTCCGCATAGCGGCTGACGTCAAAGGGATCCGTCGATGTCACGGCCTCGATCAGCCGCCGAATCTGCCGCAAGCGGATCGTCTTCCCGACGTAACCCGTCAGCAATGGCCATGTGTCCCGGGCAAAATGATCGGCCTCGTGAACGTTCACGATCGCCGCCCATTCCGCCGCTTCATCGGCTGAAAGCTCGGCCGGCGGACGCGGGCGCTCGACCCGCTCGACCTGCACTAGCTCGAAGCGGTGTGGCCGTCCGCGCGCGCCCATTCGTAGAAAATCCTTCTGCCCCTAACGGAAAAACCGTTTAGCGATTTTGGTGCTGCCCCCGCCGGTCTCCGCTTTCGATCGATTGGCGGTCGAAACCTCCCCCCCCGGGAGAAAAATTTTTTCGAAAGCCATCGACGCCCCATGCATGCTTGCTTTGACCGTGATCGATCGATTGTTTGATGCCATCGTGGCACGGCTTGCATAGCGGCTGCATATTTTCTTCGTTCCAGAACAGGGGATCATCACTGCCGGCATGGCGAACGACATGGTCAACCACGGTAGCCGGCGTGACCCTACCCTGCACCTGACAGTACCGGCACAGGGGATTGCGCTGGAGGTAGTAGAGGCGGAACGTCCGCCACCGCCTACCGTAACCACGGGCGGCAGCGCTAGCCCTTCCGCTTTGGGAAGCCGCTGGTGCGTTTTTCTGGATCGGAGGTTGCCACATAGCGGGGAGTCCAGCCTAGGCCACCAGCGGCCTTCCTTTCACGAATGGCACGGTAGGCTTCCTCGAAAGAACCTTCAACGTCCGCTTTCGGGTCATAGCATGCCTTGCAGTAGGCTATAGCCAAAGGCTGGTCTTTGTCATTGAGCGGTTGACCGCAATCAGCGCAGTAAATCCGCATCGGTTCCTCCTGCCGGGTTTCCCCGGACCCCTTCCTATAGGGAGGGAAATGTCCTGACCCACTGGTTTACACGTCCACCGGATAGACGAATTGGACCTATGGAGTCCCAATTCTATCCGGCCGGTGGGACGTGGTCATGGAAGGAAATCCTCCAATGGAAACAAGGAAGTTAGTTCGATGTCGGGTCATGGTCTAAACGTGTCCCATGCATGTCCCGACCCGATTGTCCCGTTCATTGCAAGTTGTGCGGGATGACCCCCTTCAACCGGGTCAGGGGTCATCCCGGCTAAAATCGTAAGCTTTCCTGCCTTGCCCGTTCGTCCTGATCGGCGCGTTCCTTTTCGAGCCGCAATGCCACCTCTCGCGCCTGTTCCTTGCCAAGCTCGGTCAGCGCCCAACCATGGCGGTTGCGAGTGGCGAGCTTCGGCGGCCCCTTTTCGAGCTTTCGCAAGATGCGCTCGACCTTTTTCTTGTTCGGGGCGCCATTGCGGAACGAGATACCGCATACTTCGGCGATGTCGACGAACGACCGCTTCGGGTCAGCCAGATAGGCGGCCAAGACCAAGTCTTCTTCCTTGAGCGCGCGCGCCTCCAGCGTTTCTTCTTCCTTTTGATTGATCGGGACCGCTTGAACGGTCGTGATCGAGCGCCCTTTGGCATCGACCAGCGCCGGGCAATCGTCGATGGCGTCTAGCCGGAATGTCATTGCCGGGAAGTCCGGCCCGCGAAACTTGCCGGTGTGATGAAGCTCGACGGCATCGTCGGCGACCCGCCATAGCGTCAGGTTACCGTCCATTTCGTTGAGGTATGCGCCACCGCCGCGCGGCAATAGCTGCGATTGCTCCTGAGCGTGCTTGACCGGATGGCACAGAGCGATGACGCATGGTCCGCCCGGCAACGTCGTGAGGGTCCGCAGCAAGCGCGCATAGGCGCCCATTTCGACGTTGTTCAATTCCTCCTTGCCGACGAAGTAGGCGGCTGACGTGTCGATGATGATCAGCACCGCTTCGCCGTTGCGGCGCATGTCATCATCGAGCACCGAGAACATTTCGGCGATGTTGAAAATGCCGGGGATGAAAAATATCCGATCGTCGGTCGGCACACCGCCGCGCCTATGGTCGCGACCGATCACGCGCATGCGCACGTCGTCCGGGTTTTCGCCCACGAAATAGATGACGCGGCCATGCTCGACGCGGCGATCGCCGAGCGTGACATTCGCTTCGGTCGACGCCACTAGCGAAGCGATCAACAAGGCGACCGCCGTCTTGGCGTGACCGGTCAATCCGGTCAGCGAATAGATGAAGCGCCGTTGCAAGATGCCGTCGACAAGGTAGTCGGGCGGAACGAAGCCAGCGACGAATTCCGCCTTCGATTGAATGCGCGGCTTGTGGCGTCCCTTGCCGTTTGGCTTCGGCTTGTCTTGCTTGATCCAATCGGCGCCGGACGGAACGTCTTTGAATTTCTCAACGATGATGCCTTGCGCTCGATCGGTCGCGTCGGCGTCAAGCCATGCGGTTGCCAGATTTTGCAAGCAATCAACCGCGACGGTGCGCTCGATCGCGCTCTCGGCGCTCTCGGCGAATGCCGCTGCCGCTTGCGCAAATGTGAACCAGCGTCCGGCCTCATCCGTTTGCGCCGCCATTGCTGCGCGCCATCGGTTCAATTCCAGCGTCATGACCCGCCCATCATCATGATTGCGCCGCCGATCAGAACCATCAGGCCGAGCGCGGCAGCGATCGTAAGCGCGATCACCGCGTAGCGCATTGGAACAATGGCGATGCGCGCAACGCGGTTTCCGGCGCCAGCATCCCGCACGCGTACGACCAAAGCGCCAGCGCATCGGCTTCGTTGTCGTTGTCGAACTTCCACTTGAGCATGCGGCACTTTTCCATAACCGCCGCCTTGCCGCTGACCGCCTGCATCGATCGGTCGCCGACGAAATGCCGGCGCACCGCATGCACCGATACTGTCTCGACCTGCACGATGCCACGGCATAGAGCGACGGCGCGAGCGATGGCATGCAAGCCGGCGAGCCGATCGCGTGTCATGCGCGTTGTTCTGCCTCGCATCGCATCGGGCGGCAACATGGCTTCGATGACGATCAAGTCCGGCCGTGGGAGCGGTTCAAGAAATTCCGAGAACCATACCAGCGCGTCGCTAAAAACCCTGTTGTCCGATTTGCCGTAGAACGTGATCGAGCCCGCCATCGGAACGGTTGCGCGGGCGCTCGACCCGCGCGCCCATCCGGTTGTCGTCGCAAGGTCAAGCGCAAGGATATCGGTCATAGAATATAAACTCCGATCAGCCCGCCCAAGGCGGCCAGCGCCACGGCGTATAGCCAAAGCCAATCCGGCGGCTTGCGTTTCTCGACGCGCGTCGGCGTCAGCCCCCAATTGCGACTCATTCCGCCGCCTCGCCAAACTTGCCGACTTCATCGCCCCATGCCGCCCATCCCGGCCGCGTCGTGCGCGCGAACAATTCAAGGTATGGCCCCGCGACTAGCCGCTCGATCCGCCCATGCACGCAATCCGGCTTGCGGCTGTGCTCGCGGCGCGGCTCGATGATCGCTTGCCTGACGCCGGCGTCGAGCCGCTTCGGGTTGCCGCGCGTCGCCAACAAGCACACTTCCGAATTGGCGCGCGTCCAATAGCCGAGCCCCATCTGGTCGCGCATGTCGTCTTGGAATAGCTCGATTTGCCCGGCATGCGCCTTGATCCAGCAAAAGGCGATCGTCTTGTAGGCGAAGCCCCATGCCCGCACGACGTCGAGCGCATCGGTCAGCATCGGCCATGAGATCCAGAGGAACAACGCGCAATCATCGGCGGCGACGTCGGCCACCGGCAGCGCGCGGATGTCCTCGATGGTCATCGTCTGATAGTGAACGGCGGCCGTCGTTCCGCCGTTGCGTCGCTGGATTGCTTCGCGTTGGTCCCATGCCCGAAACCGCCAAGGCGGGTCGACAAGGATCGCGCCGAACGGACCTGCCGGCAGCATCAATCAGCCCGCCGGCGTCAGCGCGTCAAGGCTCGCCTCTTTTTTCTGTTGCCGCTCGGCGCGATCGAGCGCGGCCTTGCCGAGCGCGGTGTCTGCCAGCATGCCGAGCGCTTGCCGCATCGGTGTGAGCGCGTCGGCGTCTTCGTCATCAAGCTTCGCGATTCGTTCCTGATTCTGTCTCAATGACCGGTGCTCGGCGACCAGCGCCCGGAAGGCATTGAGATTCAAGCCGGCTTCCTTGGCTTGCGCCATGGCGCCCCGGATCTTTTTGCGCGGCGCCTTGCTCCGCGTCATGAAGGCTGACCGAAGCCGCAATAGCTCGGTGTCGGCCGCATCGATGTCGTTGAGAAGGCTAGTGATTTGCTGTTTGTCGATGCTATTGGAACCTTGCAAAAGCGAAGCCATGGCGTTCCCTCCGTAATTGTGTCGGCAGGATTACACTGGTTTTTTCGGCTGTCAAAGCGTACCGGTTGACAACCGGCATAGCATCAATTCTGATAGCATCGGGAACGCACATGAAACGGAAGCCTACCGAAATCGTACAGATCGGTTTGCGCTTGCGCGAAAACTTGCGCGGGCAACTTGAGGCGCACGCAAAAAGTAAAGCGGTGTCGCTCAATTCCGAGATTGTCAGCCGACTCGAAAAGTCGCTGTTGCTCGAATTCATGCTTGGCGA